CAGTCAGATAGATATCACTCCATATGAATCCACCATATAGGAAATTTCCTGCCTGATAGACATATCCAGGCTTACCCACAATACCGTCTGCCCATGTGTAGAGATACCAGATATCTGGTGTGTTTTGTTTCATCCATTTGATTGTGGCAGACATCATCTGTGTCTCACTGTTGCGTGGCATCTTTTCATCCATACACATCTTACCAATCTCATAGTAATGTGATGTGGTTAGTTCTGGGAACATCTTCTTGATTGTTCCCATTGGATTCGTACCCCAACCTAGTGTGAGAATGCCGACAAGTTCATCTTCGTGGTATGCACCAAGATAATGTTTTGTGAGTTTAGGCATAACTGGACTATAGTGACGCTCTTGAACAAACAAGGTGGCGACTCTATAGTCCACTGGTTTCATTAGCATCCCACAGATTCTTCCTCAAAATCTTCTGGGTGTTCTTTGATCCATTCAACTTCTGACATACAGAATTCCCAAACCTTATCATTGATGATTTCCCACATTTCTTCATGGAATGTATCTTGTGCCTCATAATCAACCCACTCTTCTTCTTCCTTGTTGTAGGATTCTTCAGTCAGAGTTTCAGATTCCTCAATCACCATGTCAATGATTTCATCATAGTCATATTCGACAGTTTCATAAACATAGTCACTGTAGAATACATCAGCACCGACAAAGTTGGGGCCTTCATCCTCATAGGTCATCGTTGCAATGATTTTAGGATCGTATTCCTTTAGGATTTCTAGAAGTTTGACTACACCCTGTGTTGGTGGGCCCCATGCTGCTTCACCATTGAAATATGGTTCACCTTCTGCATCATAGTCCTCAAAGTAACTCCATTTTGGGCCAATGTTTGCAGTAGTCCATTCATACTTCTCTGTCATCTCATAGGTAGTATCACCCTCTACGAACATATCAGAGAACCATTTGTGTGGAGCATCCTCACGAATACGTCCAAACATCTCTTTTAGTTTTGCCTTTGCAGCATCGTTGATTTGGTGAAAGTTCACCGAAAAATGCACATGATTTGCCATTATACAGAACTCCCCTTACCAAATGGTTCTGACGTTGATGAATCAATATAGTCACCGTTAGTCTGATACTTGCGAGTTACAGTTTCTTTTCGCAGAACACCACTCACATAGCGATATGTTGTAAGTGAATGACTCACAACACCTTGTGATTCTAGTGCATCAAATGCTGATTTCAGCGGGCCATCTTTTGCAACCATTATTCAGTCTCCTCTTCAATAAGTTCATAATCAATTTCATAACCACCCTTACGGTCAGTCCACAAATCCTCTTCAGAATCTACACAGTCTGCACCCCATACGACTTCCATGAACATATCAGATTCTTCATCTGTTGGTTCATCGCCATATGGTTCTGGGGCATGGAAACCACCGCCTTGGTGTGATAGGATTTCTTTGAACCTGTCTACTGTCAGGCCCTGTTCTTCAATCCACGAATTGTCTACTGACATAGTTTTGTAGATTGTCATTTGATGGTATTCAGTTTGTTTAAAGTCTACGGTATCACTCATAATTATCTCCGTTTGCCCGTTGATGGGTCGTTTACTTCACTTGTGGACAACACTTGTAATCCACCCTTGTTATACGCTTGTCCAATGACAGCGTTGCCAGTATACACTGGTGTCTGCTTTCTGAAACCATTACCTACCTTATCAGATGTAGGAATGGCAGGGGAGCAGGGAGTCGAACCCCGGCTGAGTGGTTTGGAATCACTAGTGCTACCGTAACACCTCTCCCCTTTAGGAACGTAACCCATACGTTTCAGAAACTTTTCATGTTCTGCTTGTGCTGCCTGCATTTTGGCAGTAACCCTTTTAGGTTTTCTTTTCTTCTGATTCGTTGTCGTGTAGTACACCGGCAACATATGCATTCCGCTCATTATAAATCGCCTCCATTAAAATGTCCATCGGCAGATTGTCGATAGATTCACCATGCTTTTCTGCAAGTTCAGTTAGTGTCAATGCATTGTTCTCCTATGTTGGCGAATCAATGAATTTAGAACATTAGTCCAATAGTTCCTTGCCCATTCAGACATGACTCGTTCTTCCAACATATGGTACACAACGTCTATACGTTTGTGTAATAGTTCGTTATTAACCATTGATAATCTCATACGCTTCTGATACAGCTTCAAAACCATATCCACCAATATGCCAGTCATATTCCTCAGTAGGAATTCGTCCATCTTTCCAATTGTAGATGGAAAACTTGACAGGCGAACTATCTTCTTGAGGCACCATAACAGTCCACTCGCAGTTTACCTTTTCATAAGGGTCTGCATCAGTGTATGTAGGTTCTCCAAAAATCTCAACCAACTTATCATAGGTTGTTTTGATTTTACCTTGTAGCGAACTCATGTTCATATTCACATCTGTTTCAAAGTTTTTCATATTACTCTCCCTTCATTACAAATTCAGGCATTGGTGGGAAGTCAGTTCCCATCACAAATGCATCACAAATGTCAAACTCAAAGTCCTCGCCTTCGATTGCAATCGTCAGTGCCAACTCTTCTTTCGACACATTCATCTTTTCACAGTAGGCGTCCATCGCCGTGTAAAAAACATCAGAACCAAAATATTGTATCGACATATCTCTCACTCCTATTTCTTATTATAAACTATAATACCACCAATCGCAGCGATTGTCAACCCCAAAATCAAATTAATTGCCATCTCGCCCATAGTGCTTGCATACTCTATGCATTTGCCGTCACAATCTCCAGCGCTTCCAGCCATCATAAGCAAACCAACAATAATCATAACCATTCCAGTAATATTCAACATTTCTCTCTCCTTACACAGTCTCAATCATACAACCAAATGTCTCTTTAATGACAAAGGTAAAGTCAGTACCTTCTGCCATCTCATTCAGAACCATTTTCTCTTCTTCTGCATTACCCAAACATTGATGGGTAGCAACGATAATAGGTTGTTGATCTGGATGGCATTCCAGAATCGCAAACCCCTCAATTGGATGTCCAACATTATTAAACATAATCTTACCTCTCTCTAGTTTAACTCGTGGTCTTGCCATGACCACTCTGATACTCTATCGTCAGAAGTTCTTCCAGCAAATATCAAAGTATCAGTATCCCAATCTATGTCACCATGACTACGATGGTCATGCCAACGATGAACAAAGTCTATCTGCCATATGCGAGAAACAGTTTGTATCTGGTCATCTGTCATACCGAAAACATGAACTGCCATTTGCGAATCACTCCTCACTTTCTATATAGATCATACCTGTTTTCACAACAAATGTCAAGGGCAAAAATCACTTTTTTAGCACTTTTTTCAACTTTTTTATCAGTTCATCTACACTATCTTCATCTGCTTGATATCGAATACCGATACCACCAGCACCAATCCAGCGTTTGATGTTATCTGGTTTATCGTCTACTAGGATGTTTGGTTTACCAGTTAGACGATTGATAGCATACTTGTGTTTATTACCAGTAAAGATACATTTCTCTACATCAGGCATAAACCCATGACGTTCTAGCCATACTCGTTTCCAGTATGCAGAGTTCATCGTATCTCCACGCAGTGGTGAAGAACAGATTCCCCAATCACCAGTAGAGCGAACAAAGTCTATCAGTTTTTGTGTTGTTGGGAAAACATCAATCCGATTGAAGAAGTCGGTGTTTCGAGCCTCTACCAAGGCACGTTCCTTATCCTTAATCGACTTCCAATGTGTTACGTTGTTTGCATTTGCAAACGCAGTAAAGAAGTCTGCAATCACTCCATCCATATCTAAGTATAAAGTCATATTTTATCCCTTCACTTTCTGCCGCATTGCAGCCATCTTATAATAATCTTCTAACCATTTCTCAGGCGACTTGATGGTCTGAGAAACACTCATCTTTACTTTGTGGGCACGAAACTGTCGTTTGAGTTCCTTTGCCACTTCAGTTCCTAAGAACCTTGAAATCAGTTTAACCAGTGTCTGGCGAAACGGTAGGTCGTGGTGCATATGTCCAGCAGTGTGTGCAAGTTCATGTAGGACAACCCACTTGTTCATTCCACAACTTGGTTGCAGTGCAACTCCACGCCATGATGCCTGTCCAGCGACACGAGCATTGTAGTTTACAGTTTTCATAATTCGTAGAGCAGGGTCAGACTGTCCTCGTTCAGTAACTAACGATTGATAAGTCTTAGACTTGACTACTCGTTTGAAAAACTTAGTCACCTCTTTTTCAGTCATAGACTGTTTGCATTCTGGGAACTTACGTTCAGTAGCCCACTCTGATTTGTAGACTTTGTTCCGTCCACTATCAACATAGGAATTCTGAAGGCGTCCAGTTTTCTGTTGTTTCAACTTCTTACCAACATAGTTCGCATACTTGTTTGCAAGATCGTTACCCATCTTGTTAGTAGCAAGGGCGGCTTTGTAGGCGTCTGTAGAACTATAGAACATATTCTCTCCTTTTCTCACTTTCTATAGTCATGCTATCATGTTCTAATAACAAAGTCAAGAGAAAAAGTAAAAAAAAGACCCTGTAAAAACAGGGCCTTATGATTTTTTTTGAAATTATTTACGGTTTTTATCGTTTTTTCTTAGCAAGTTCCTGTGAAATCCACCTCTTTGCAATGTGATTCGTTACTTTTTTCTTAACCAACATTGCGATTCGCTTCCATACCTTTTCAAAAACATCCTCACCAGCATTATTGTTATCAACGATAATCATACTGCTACTACCAAACAGAGATTGAAACTTACCAATGTTCTTTTGAACACCTTTCCACATTTCCTCAACCTGTTTTTCTGGCAAGGTGCGTTTTCTCATTTTGTTTCTTTCTTGTGCAGTTTCGAGTGATGTGTTTACAAAAACCATGTAACACTCATAACCAATGTTTTTCAATCCAGCAACTTGTTTTGCAATCTTGTCATAGTCTTTACCAGTGCCATCAATGATAAGTCCAAGTCTACCCTCTAAGAAGTTACCTTGCATACGTTTAGTAACACCTTTTGCTCGCACACGAATCTCTTGTCCTTTGTCTGAAAAGATATCCTCTGGTGTAGTTTCCAGCCCAGCGTCATTTAACATCTTTTCATAGATATCATCACTATTGACAATCTTCATACCTAATCCACCAGTGGTGCGCCTAACAACGTATGATTTACCGCTGCCGGGCCCACCAGCTAGGAAAATTGCTTTAAAGATATTGGGATCATAAACTCCCTCTTGCAACTCCGTAAATGTTTTCATGTTTTATTCCTAACAACTCCATAGTTCGTTTTGTATAGATTTCTTCATAGTATTTAGTTTCCTCGTTTTTCTCAATTTCTGTTCTTCTGCTGATTTGTTTTTGAAAAGACATTTTCTGAAGTCGGTTTTTGAGTTTTGAAGTCATGTGATTCCTCTTTCTATGGTTAAATTTTCATAACAAAGCGAGTTGTTGTTTGGCCTCCTTAAAATACAATATCGCCAGGATCTGATGATCCTCTTTGCACGATTTCTTCTGTTGAATTACCACCATCTGTAGCTGTTACACCACTGGATGGATATGCCACTTGAACTGTATCACGAATACAATCCAAGAGAATTTCATGTCTCATTTGTCCAACACCCTTTGTGAACTCATGTTTTAGTTTCCTAACAAGGTATCTACCAGTAAGATATGGGTCTTGAGCAGACTGTGCGCCTGTTTGATTCTTGAGAATAATCCCTACCAAATCCCCAGCTTGAATTGTAGTGTTGCCAGGCACTTTTATTCTTAAACTAACAGCGGCATCTAGTGATGAAAATCTAGATCTTCTTCTTTGCAACCACAAGTCTGTTCCTCTATAGTTATTTGGTTCTCCATGTGCTGGGTCAAACAATCCCTCTTCTACTTCTCTTTCAATTGGCTGAACGTGAAGTATGGATTGTGGATAGTCTGAAATTTTATTTCCATATTCATCTGTAGCCAAAGAAGCAATTGGTGATTTTGCTGAACCATACGCATTGAATTCATCTACATGAATATTGTTATCAAAATCATCCAGATACTTATATTCATAATGTTTATATGATTTATTAAATACATCAACAAGAAGCAAATCAGAAGCATACATTCCAGAACGTGTATTTAAGATTGTATCTGTAGAGTTTGTTATTTCATAATCAAGAATGTTTGTTAGATTAAGAGCAACATTATTAACATCATCGTTTGGTGTTACTTCTCTAAACACCATACGAGGGTTCTTTCTGTCCATCATACTGTCGATAGTTCTGAAGTAGTAACCTTTAATAGTTTCATAGAATAGAAAGGTTGGAGCAAAGTTATATTCTTTTGATAAACATCTTTTAGCAACTGTGTTAATAAAATCAAAAGGCCGTAGATTAGGTGCTATCATTTTAAAAAGATTGGTTGTTTCTTCGTAATAAAATTCTTTCTTTGAATCGAGTAGTTCTGGATCACGAATAACTTTTTTGATAATCTCTTTGGCTGGTTCGCCTGTATATGATTGACAAACACGAATACGATTGTTTCTTACTATTTCATTAGTAGTGAATGATAGAGTAAATGCTTTTGTTCTATCATTAACATTGGTAGAAGTGCTTACTTCAAAAATGTGGAGTGGATTTTTAGAGAAATTGATAGCCATATTTCTATCAGTTTTATCTTCTGCATTGGGCGTTACAAGAATAAGTTTAAGTTTCTCTTGTCCAACAATTGATGCATTTGCAGTCAAATTATTGGTATCAACAAAAGAAATATTTCCAGTGATAGAGTTTTTAAATATATCCTCAAATATAGAAATTGAAGCAACTTGGTCTTTTAAGTTTAATTCTAAACCGCCAACGGTGCATAGGATACACTCATCAATGATATACTCACCAGCGTATTGAATTTCGGCCATTATATTATCCGTTCATCTTGTTCTTGAATTCTTTTACAATCCGTTCAATAAATCTTGGTTGAATCAACCGTATCCTTCTTTTCTTTTCCTGTACAGATTCTTCGTATTGATAGTTGGTAATTGGGGTTGCACCAACAGGAATAGTTGTGGCACTTTCATTAGGAAGTTCAATGGTAAACTTTGTGTCACCAGATTCTTGAATATATTCGTAGTGATGAATGGCATCTATATCATCATACTTTGATCTTACATATCTTTCAAATTGTGGAACTGTCATAGGCCAGTCATTATAGTAATCAATAATATCATTGGTATGAAGAATAATCCAGTGTAATTGTGGATCACCATAAAATTCATTAGCAATATATTCTGGGGTTTCACCAGACTTTACATCATAGAAATCAAAGTTTACAAAGTTTTCTTTTATATAACTTCTGAATCTTACTCTTTTTGTGATATTAATCATCAATTGTTGGTTGCCATCTCCACGAACATCATATAATACTTTTGGAAACTGTTGAAAATATGCCATTGCTTAGTATCCCTCTAGAATACGTTCTTTGGTGATGATTTCAAGTTCTTTAAACTTCAATGTTAATTGGGTTTCCACTGGTTGATCATCAGTAAAGAATTGAGTTCTTTCTCCACCATACTGCACCTCAACACTTTCTAATACTGATGTTGAAATTTTATGTAGGTGTATATTTGGTCTATATTCAATATCGAATGTTGATGGAACAATCATCGTTCTTCCAGCAAGGCTTCCTAATACTTCGGGCATAGAATGAAATCTAAATGCTGTTACAATATCTTCAATTGTTTGTGCTTCTTCGGGCGAGGTTGGTAACATTCTAAAGGAAAAAGAAAAATCTCTTCTTTCAATACCTTCAAATTTCATCTCTGTTCTATTGTTAGTTAATGTTCCACTAGAAATTTCAAATGCTTCCTCAGCCCCTGTAGCTACACCACCGATTACGCCGGCAAATGCCTTCGCTGTTTCATTTCCTAGACTCTTTGCCAAATCTCCAACACTTGTATCATCATCTTTAATGCCTTTGATTCCAGCATTTAACCCAGCTACCATTGCACCTATCTCTGCCTCACCATATTTTGCCGTATGTCCAACAGAAAGTTGTGCAGGCATATACAGTGCAATAGACTGTGCAAGTCTTTTGGTTGGGGCCCGTTTTATAGATAAAGTCGTTGCTTCACCTGGCGATCCGGCACCACTACTAGCAACTGCTCCATCTGAAAATGTAATTGCAGAATTTTCTTGAGCATTAATATAGAACATGACGTAATGTTCATGTCTTGCCATAGTTCCTAGTTCTTTGGGGTAAGCCATAAAGTTGCCGCCCAATCCTCCTCCATTTGGGGATGAACGTGTTCTACCGCTTTTACTTACTGTTGGTAATAGTGCCATATAAATAATCCTATATTCCTGTGAAAGTATTTATAACGCATCATGTCATACAAAGGTCGATACATCCCATCTAAACCACAAAAATATAAGGGCGATTCTTCTAAGATTGTATATCGCAGTCTTTGGGAACGTAAATTTATGGTGTATTGTGACAGAAGTGACAACATACTTGAATGGGGTTCTGAAGAAATTATCATACCCTACCGTTCCCCACTAGATGGTAAAATTCATCGTTATTTTCCAGATTTCTATGTCAAAGTCAAACAGGCGAATGGTTCTATTAAAAAGATGATTATTGAAGTCAAACCAAAGGCACAGTGTGGCCCACCAAAACAACTCTCTCGCAAAACCAAAAGATTTATACATGAGGTTCGTACATGGGGGGTGAATAAAGCAAAGTGGGAGGCTGCAATTGAGTTTTGTAATGACAGAATGATGGAATTTAAAATACTGACTGAGGATCATTTGGGTTAGTCGTATAAATAGAAGTATGACATACTTTGATGAATTACTAGAAAAGACAGGCGGCAAAGAACGCTCAGTTCGATGGTTTAGAGATAAAATCAGAGAGATGGGCGAACCACCAACACGACAACTTGTTACTGAGGGGTTGTTATCACAACGGCCTCAATACGGCCGTATGAATTTCTTTTTCTATGATGCAAAAGGAAAGAATGAACTACCATATTGGGATAGGTTTCCACTAGTATTACCGATTGGAGTGACACCACAACAAGAAGGATTTATTGGTCTAAACTTTCATTATCTATCAATACCAATGAGACTAAAACTATTGAATGTTGTTGCTCAATATTCCACAGACAATGAAATGAATGAGGATACAAGAATTAGATTGACATGGAATCGTATTAAGAGAAATCCATTAGTCAAGCCAACAGTTAAAAGATACCTTGCAAGTCATGTGCAGTCACGTTTTCGTGCTATCACAGCAGAAGAGATGATGGCAGCAGTTCTACTACCAGTACAGAGATTTGTGCCTAGAGGTGTTGAAAATAAAGTGTATGCAGATTCTAGAAAAGCTGCAAACCAAAGGAGACCATAATGTCATTTTTAAACGAATTTATTGCAAACTTCGATCAATATGGTGGTGCAGCATATCTAAACAGATTTGAATGTCTTATCATATCACCGTTTGAAGCAAACCCAAGTATCACCACTGATAGGTTTGTTTCTTTCAAAGTTGTTTCAGTAACATTCCCTGGCAAGAACATTAGAACAGTAACAAATGAAAACATCTATGGCCCGACACATGAAATGGCACAAGGATTGACTTATGCAGAGTCCGTTTCGTTTACATTTTATCTATCTGGACAGCACGTTGAAAGACAATACTTTTTAAACTGGATGGACTTCATTTACAAACCAGATACATATAATCTAGAATACTATGATAACTATAAAAGAAATATACAATTGTATCAATTAGACAGAGGTGATAAGAGGGTTTCTGGTTTGAAACTTTTAGATTGTTATCCAAAAACATTGGGTGCAATTGAATACGCACAAGACAGTGGAGATATAGGTACTATTGATGTTGAGTTTGCGTTTAAAGAACATCATATGACAGATGGCAATGGACAAGAACTAACTTCACAAACTATACCAAGAGTAAGTACTAGAACTGGAAATGAAGGCAGACGTTCTTTTGCAGCTTCAGAAAGTGGTACATTTACTTGATTTTTAATAATGCACAATAGGAGATAAATTATGGCATTACCAAAACTCGCCTCGGCGAAATATGAATTGACGCTCCCTTCAACTGGTGAAAAAGTTGAATACCGTCCGTTCCTTGTAAAAGAGGAAAAGATTTTGATGTTGGCCCAACAAAGTGGCGCACAAGCAGACATTCTTAGAGCAGTAGAAGATATTGTTCATGCTTGTACATTTGAAAAAGTAGATTCCAAGAAAGTTCCTTTCTTTGATTTGGAATATATTTTTCTACAATTGAGAGCCAAATCAATTGGAGAGATATCAACAGTTTCAGTTTTGTGTCCAGACGATGGCAAAACTAGAGTTCCAGTTGATATTAATCTGGAAGAAATTCAATGTCACAAAGAATTGGGGCATGATAACAATATTAAAATTACGGATTCTATTGGTATAGTGATGGACTATCCTAGAGTTGAAAATATATCAGTTATTGATGAAAATCTTGGAGAAGCAGAAACAGCATTTTCAATGATTAAATCTTGTATCAGACAAGTCTACGATAGTGAGAATGTACATGATAGAAATGATATGGATGACAAAGAATTGGATGAATTTATCGGTTCAATGACACACGATCAATTCGTTAAAATTCAAGACTTTTTTAATACGATGCCTAAAGTGAAACACTCTGTTAAAGTTAAAAACCCAAATACTAATGTAGAAAGTGAAGTTGTGCTTGAAGGATTGAATACTTTTTTTTAGTAGCCCTCTCCCACAATAACTTAGAAAACTATTTTAGATTAAATTTTGGGTTGATGCAACACCACAAGTATTCTTTAACAGAGATAGAAAATATGATACCGTGGGAGAGGGATGTATATGTTTCCCTATTACTTCAACATCTTGAAGATGAGAACATGAAGAATCGCCACGCACAAATGAATAGGAAACAATAAATATCACTGAGGAGAGTAATTGTGGCTGAAGAGAAAGAGAAAAAAACTGTTACCGTTGATGCAGAGGTAGCAAAAAAAGATACTAATGGTGATGGACACATCTCACAAGAAGAGATGGAGATGGATTTGGAATTTAAAAGAAAAGAACTAGAAGATGCTGACGCAAGAAGAGATGCTATGCGTCAAATGGCATGGTTCTCTTTATTTGGTATGTTACTATATCCTTTTGCAGTTGTTATTGCAAATTGGATTGGACTTGATCAAGCGTCTAAGATACTTGGTGACATGGCCGCAACATATTTTGTTTCAGTTGCTGCAATTGTTATGGGTTTCTTTGGTGCAAATGCATACGCAGATAAAAAGAAATAAGGTAAATTAAATGGCACAGACATTTGAAGCAGTTGTAGATGAATTACAAAGTGTTAATCAAAAAACCGATAAACTTGTAAAATTAACTAAAGAAAATGAAAAATCCTCTATAACTGAGGGAACTGGAACTATTCTTAAAGATGATTTGAAAGAAGGTTTTAATGACATTGTTGGAACTGTAACTGGCCCTCTAAAAGCATTTGCTGACTCTGTGCCTGGCTTGGGTACTCTTGGAAAAATATCTAAAAATATTAGTTCTAATGCTATCAAAACATTTAAAGAAAATAGAAAAGAAACCAAGTTAGATAAAAAAGAACATAAAGAGACTGTTCTAGAACAACAGGAAACTCAAGAAACTGTTGAGGAAAATGTTGCACTTCAGACTCCTATGGCAGTTGCTCTTGCAGAAATTAACGATAACACTCGTAGAATGGCAGACTCTTTGGGAATGCAAGGAGATCCAGATGAATTGACTGCTGGTGAAGTTGAAAAGAACAGAGAAGATGCTAGAGCTCAACAGAAACAAACTGATGTACTGAAACAAGTTGTAGAGAATACAGAAGGTCTTGAAAATCTGCCTGATGGTGGTGAGAAGGATAAGGGTGGTATTTTTGGTAGTCTATTTTCATCGTTCATGGGAATCAAAGCAGCCATTGTTGCAATTCCAGCAATCATTTCTGGGGTAGTTGCAGCAATTAGTGGATTTGCAGCTGCACTCGCACCTCTTGCTCTTCCTATTATCGCAGTTGTTGGTGGTATCATTGCTGCTATTGGATTCATTAAAGGATTTATGGAAGGGTTTGATGAAGGAGGCATCTTTGGTGGTCTCAAAGAGGGATTGATGAAACTCTTCGATTGGTTCATTGCACTACCTCTTAACATACTTAAAGATATCACTGTTTGGGCGTTGAATGCTCTTGGTATGGAAAATCTTGCATCAGCACTAGATGCATTTCCACTAGTAGAATCTCTAAGAAAAATGTTCTCCTTTGTTGTTGACTTGTTTGTTGTTCCTCTTGGATTTATAATGGATACAATTGGTGGTGTAATTTCATCTATCTTTGGTGGGTTTATGAAACAGTTTGAAAATCTAAAGAATTTCTTCTTGAGCGCCTTTGGAGCAATTGATGATATCTTTGGTGGTATTATGATGATCTTTAGTGGTGATATTATAGGTGGACTTGGTGCAATCTGGGATGGTATTAAAAATCTTATAATGGCTCCTATCAATTTAGTAAAAGATACTATAATGAATATCTTTGGCACTCTATTCAACATTCTCATGGCGCCATTTAATGCATTTAAAGATGCAATAGGATATATCTTTGGCCCACAGTCTGCACTTGGTGGAGTATATACATTCTTGGCAGATATGTTTAGTGGATTGTTTGATCTCATAACATTACCATTCAGAAAAGTGTGGGAATTTGTATCTATGATATTCACTGACCCTCTTGCCGCACTTCAATCATTGTGGAACGGTTTAACAGGCGGAGTTGCTAATCTATTGGGATTGATTACAATGCCAATTGATGCTGCAATCAATTGGGTTATGGGTCTGTTTGGATTTGGTGATCCAGATAAACCATTCAGTCTATTAGGATTGGTTGGTGATGCTGTTGGAAGTATTTGGGAATGGTTCAAAGGTTTGTTTTCTTTTGATCCTTCTGGACTCATGGACGGATTGTTCTCCATTGGAAGAATTATGAAAGGTCTTGCCAAAGGTGGATGGGCCGCTGTTAAAGCGATGTTGCCTGGGGGCGAAAGTCCAGGCGAGGCATTCAGTAGAGTTTATAATGAAGTTACTTCTGGTGGTGAGGGCAAGATGCCTACTGAACAGATGGAAAGTGAAGAGGGAGATATGTCTGATCCAGCACCAACTATGTCTGCTGATCAGGCGGCCGCAGTTAAAGCACAGATGGATGAGATTCGTGATAGAATTGAAAGATCAAATTCTGGTGAAAATGTCTATACTGGGCCGGATGCAATTGGTAGAAGTGCTGATCTTATAAAACTAAAAATGATGGAAAGGGAGTTTTCAAAATATAATGTTGAAGAAGCTCCTACAACTCAAACAGCACAGGTACAGGCACAAACAGAAACACAAAGTGTTTCTCCAGAAGTTCAGTCTATTGATGAGCAACTTGCAAAGGTACAATCTCAAAGAGAAGAACTAAAGGAAAAATTTGAAAGTACGCCAAAATACAAAAGATTAGAACAGAGAAGAATAAAAAGTGCTGATAGACAGTTAGCAGCACAAGAGAAAAAGTTACTTGAACAAAAATCAAATTTAACTGCTACAGAGCCAACGTATCCTAAAAAAATGCAATATGGATATGTCGCACAGTCAACAGAAAAGGTTTTCTATAAGTACAATCCAGACGGCAGTATAACAGTTCCAGAAGATCAAAATAAAGCTTCTTTACAGTATGGAATGGTAAATCAAGCAAATGTTCAACCAGTTCCAGAAAGTTCTGCAACTATTCAGAAAACAAATGCACTGAATAAAGAAAATATGACTGCATCAGAAATTTCTAGAGAGTATATGGGTACTGGTGGTAATACAACAGTAGTCAATGCACCAAATAATTCTACTAATGTTACTGGTGGTAGCCGTGGGGGAAGCACTATTATTCCAACTTCGATGTCAGACAATAGTTCTGCATCTAAGGCAGCTGTCGTTAATTTTTAATGATCGTAGATGTTAGGCCCGTCTTTGACATAGACAGGTTTGCAGTATGCAGTGACCCTATCTTTTGGGGGAATGTAATCTCTGTATTTGTAGTTACCATATTGTCTTGGTATGCGAGCTGCATAATATTGACACACATCAATACTTCTGAATATCATTGAGTTTGGTACTTGTTGTCGAAACTCACCACTTCCCAATATGACTACTAACATGAATGCGTGTATCACTTCTTATTTGCCCGTTTTTAGAGAATCTTCCAAACTTTTCATCATTTCCTCAATCATAGGTGTGCTTTTGTTTGGTTCATAAATGCATTTTATAACTCTAGGGCAATATTCAAATCTATCTATGAATACCGTATCACTGGTATTGTTTGCCCCAAGATATATACAAATTTTTTGTGTTAAAACTATTTTTCTTTTTGCCAATCGACAAGTGATGAGTTGTACATCTTTTTCCTTATTGCCGTTGTAAGTCCTGCCCTTTGAATCCGCTTCCGAAATTGGTATTGTTATTAGCATCATGGATGCTACTATTAAGTTCAGCATTTTTTCTTTTGATTTTCCACTCAGTATCAGCAATTCGTAGTTTTAGGCTACGAATAAGTTTTTCTTCTTCTGTCTCTGGAATATGTGGTGGATTGTTTACTTTATCATCCATCCACGCTACATAAAATAACGTACCAATTAAATATGTTATGATAACAATTAATGCAATTAACATTAGTAACCTCTATTTGCTTTGTACTCCACTAACCACCAAGCACCACCAATAACAATTGCCGCAGCAAGGCCGATCAGCAACACGATAGCAATAGTTTCAAAAACTTTTCTCTGTCTTTCTTGTTGATCGTAGATTGCTTGCTGTCTCTTCTTACGAATATCTGCTTCCATGCGTAGAAGCTCATCCCATGCAGAAGGCCCTCGTGTCCAAGAAATCAATTTCTTGAGTTCATCACGCATATCCTCTGCCTTCTTCTTTGCCATGAAGGCTTGCATAGCCTCTTCTTCGACTGAACCAGCATTAAATATTTTTTTGAATAGGGGTGGTTTCTTGGCGTATTCGTCTGCCTTCTTGAGGTCAGACATAGCGCCCATCCAGCGCCCAAGGTCTGAGCCCATAGATTCAACATCTCGACCGACTTCAAAACCTTTTTTGATAAGATTAAATGCACTCGTGGCAGTCGCCAGAGCGGTAATTGGATCTATCATTTGTGTTTCCTTGTTGTGTTACAAATGATAAAGAATAGTATTGTTTTCTTCTCAACTCACAATACTATTTATAAGGATGGATTAATCAGTGATATTAAATTTTAGTATAAAAAGGGAGACACCATTTCTGATGCCTCCCACTTCTTTCTAATTAGTAGTCTTTTTATGTGGTGTTACGACTCAGAGAGACTTACTGCACAAAGGACTTTACTACTATACCTTATTCATTCGC